CTATTACGCTCTCACTCGTTGCTACTTGCCCGAAGAGCGCATCAACGAACCAGCCAATACGCACTATCAGGGTTGGAGAGCCCAAGGTCATCTCATCTCCACCTCTGGCTCGTCCATTGACTACGACCAGCTGGAACGGGATGCACTCGCAGATATCGGAACGAACAGGGTACAGGAACTCGTTTTCGACCCTCGATATGCGGATCAATGGACGCAACGCATCAGCGAGCAATCTGGTGTGCCTAGGGTTGAAGCTCCTCCCTCCCCGTCTGTCCTCTCTCCTGCCATGAAGGAACTAGAAGCGGCTGTTTATGACCGTCGCTTTCACCACGACGGACACCCTGTAATGGCTTGGTGTGTTTCTAATCTTCTAACTCGTGAGACTGCCGCCGGTAATTACACGATGCCGGACAAAGAACGGCCGGAATCAAAGATTGACGCTGCTGTTGCCTTGCTGATTGCCATGACGCGAGCGATGACGGCTCCTCCCGACACCACCCCCTCCTACGGTTTCCTCTTCGTCTAAAATGCCCCTCTTCTCTCCCAACATCACTACGCTCGCTCTGAGCGATGGATCTACTGTCGAAAGACGTTGGAACTTGAACAATCCATCAACCCCGCTCACGGCCATCGCCGCCTGGAACGACATCGGTGGCGCGATTTCGCAATCAGGTGAAATAGTCACGGAGCAAAACGCCCTCGCTATATCCACGGTCTACACCTGTGTCACCATCCTCGCCGAGGCGGTCGCTTCTCTCCCTTGTCGGCTTCTGCGTGCAGCGGCGGAAGGCGATTCACCTGCTATAGATCATCCCCTCTGGTCATTGTTAGCTGAATCCCCAAACGAGGAAATGACGGCATTCACGTTCTGGTCGACGATGGTTGGCTCTTCTGCTCTCGCTGGTAACGGATACGCGCAGATTATCCGTGATGGTTCTGGTTCGCCTGAATCCATCTGGCCACTGCATCCGCTGAAGACTGAGCCAGTTCGAAACGCTGGCAAGCTGGCATATAAAACATCTGACGGTATGCAGGATGGCTCCTACCGCATCATCCCATCTGCTGACGTGTTGCATTTCCCTTTGTTTTCACTCGACGGTATCAATGGCTTGTCCCCTGTACGTGCAGCGAGAGAAGCCTTCGCGTTAGCGAAGGCGCAAGAAGCGTATGGTGCAAGGTGGTTTGCCAACGGTGCCCAACCTTCCTCTCTCCTGATAAATAAGACAGCGAAACCAGATGCGAAAGCTCAACGCGAGTTTGCTGAGGCTTGGCAGGCAGCACATTCCGGCAGCAATCAGCATAAGCAAGGCATCCTGTTCGGCGATTGGAACCTTGAGAAGCTTGGCTTATCTCCAGAAGACAGCCAATTTCTTGTCGCTCGGAACTACCAACGCAGTGATATAGGCGCGATGTTCAAAATTCCCGCGCACATGCTCGGCAGTCTAGAAAAGCTTTCGAACAACAATTACACCGGCCAACAGATGGGCTTCGTAACCGACACGCTTCGTCCAATCTTGATGCGGATTGAAGCCGAGTTGAAACGGAAGCTCCTGAAGTCCTCGCGATTCTTCGTTGAGTTCGATGTAACAGAACGCCAGCGTGGCGACTTCCAAGCCATGATGCAGTCCATCGCACTTGCCCGCCAGTGGGGAGTATTAGACGCTGACGAATGCCGCGCAATGCTTGGCTATTCGCCGCGTGGTGGAGCGGCTAAACAACTCATCACCCAGGTAAACATGACTTTGCTCGACGACCTCGGCAAGGAAGCCGATTCACAGGTACAACCATGAAAGTAGAAAGACGTCATATAACAACCGAGTTCCGCGTGAGCGATCCTGACCAGCCCACTACTATCAGTGGCTATGCTGCCGTCTTCGAGTCACCAGCAAGCAACGGCCTATGGACAGAAGTTCTCGATCCACACTGTTTCGACAACGTACTGGCATCCACTCCAGATGTTCGCTGCTTGAAGAACCATGATCCCAACCTGATTCTGGGACGCACCGCAGCCAACACACTCAGCCTTACAGTCGATGCTCGTGGTCTTTCGTACGACTGCAACCCCGCACCCACCAGCTACGGCAACGACTTGCTCATCTCCATGCGACGGAAGGACATCACCGGCTCTTCTTTTGGTTTCATCTGTAAGCGTGACCAATGGACGGACAACAGTGATGGCACCGTGACTAGACGCATCCTTGAAGTAGAAGAACTCTTGGATGTTTCACCTGTCACGTATCCGTTTTATCCCTCAGCCTCCAGTACAGTTCGTTCGCTGCCGGATTCTATTCCGGTGGAAATCAGGAGCCGTTTTGAACAGAACGCTGAATCCCCAATCCTTCCCTCGCCAGACGAAGTTGAAGACGAGTGGCAACTCAACGCGACGTTGAAGCTGCGCCTCGCTGAAGCTCTGTAACACCCCAACTGCACCACCTTGCTCTACCCCACCGTGCTTCTCCAGCGCGGCATCCCCTCTTGTTTTACATAGGTCAAAAATGACACACCGCGAATTAGTTGAGAAGCGCAACAGACTGCTTGTTGACGCTAGAACCGCCATGAGTGGAGAAGACATCTCTGCCGAAACACGTTCCAAAGTAGACGCCATGCTGGCCGACGCTCAGGTACTGAAAGCTGACATCGAGCGCTTAGAAGCATGTGCCGTGACCGAAGAGCGTTCACTTCCTACCAATGCCCCTCCTCGCAGCACCTTTGAGATTGCTGGCAAGGATGAACGTAGCTTCGAGGAACGCAACATTGCCACCAATACGGCTCTCCGTGCCATGTTGCGTGGTGAACGTTTCGAGGCTCGCGACCTGACTGTAGCTGCAAACGGCACGTACATGATTCCTGTTGCTGCCGTTCAGCCTGTGCAGGCGAAGAAGGCCGCTGGTTCCATCATGGACATCGTGAAGCGTCTGAAGACCACGACCGGCGAGGACGTTCGTGTTCCCCTGTGGGATGACACTTCCAATGGCTTCGTCTTAGACTCAGCCTCCATCACCACAACCGACCCCAGCATCAGCGGTGTCACGGTGAAGGTAGACGGCCTTCGCTCTAACCCAATTCTGCTCGACAACAAATTGGTTGCGGATGTTACTTATGACCTTGTCAGTGATGTTTATGCTTCAATCCAGCTCCGTTATCAGCGTTCTGTATCACAGGCAATCGTGCAAGGCAATAGCTCGAACTTCACGGCTCTGTCTGCTCCATCTGCCCTCACCGGTTCAACTTCAGGTGTTGTGAAATACGCCGACCTTGTGAACCTCATGACGGCTCTCGATCCAGCCTATGCACCCAACGCTGTTTGGTCATTCAGCACCACGACTCTAGGTTCCATCCTGAACATCACTGATACCAACGGTCGTCCTGTCTTCCTGCCGTTCAACGATGGCGCAACTTCAGGCTTCGTTGGTTCACTGTTCGGCTTCCCTGTGAAGATTGACCAGTATGCTCCCACCATTACCGCTGGCAATACACCTATTAGGTTTGGTGACCACTTGGCTGCATATACGCTCCGTGAGGTTGAACCCGGCATCGTGATCAGGACAACCGACCAGCGTTATATCGAGTTGAACCGCCTTGGTGTGGTTGCTTTTGCTCGTGCTGGTGGTGCTCCGACGATTGCTTCTTCCAGCACTCCCTCTCTTGTTTCGCTCACCATCAAGGCTTAGTCCCCTCAACTCCAAGTCCCGGACGCAATCTGCAATGGTTTCGTCCGGGCACTCTTTTTTGAATGCCTCTCTCCTACAAACAACTCACGCAACCGGCAATCGAACCGGTCACGCTGGCACAAGCAAAGCTGCATCTGCGTCTTGATTTCACCGAAGACGACAGTGTGGTGAGTGGCTTGATTGCCGCTGCACGCGAGTATGTGGAGAAGGAGATGCAACGAGCCATCTACGAGCGTAGTTTCCTGCTCACCCTCGACTACTTCCCTCTGGCATCCGAGTGCGTGAACGGTGCCAACCAGTACGCCTACGTTTCAAGCTACATCCGCAGTCTTTCCATTCACTGCCCCATGCCTTCGCTTGTATCCGTCGAATCCATTCAGTACCTCAGCGACAGCAGCCAAACAGTAACGCTCTCTCCAAACAGCTACGTCCTCGACACCGTGAGCGAACCTGGCCGCATCATGCCAGCCCCAGGCACCTACTGGCCATATCAAAATCAGTACCTTCCTGGGCAAGTTCAGGTCACCTATACCGCTGGGTCCTATGGGGATGGCGAAGATGTGGACACCTGCCCTCAAGCCATCAAGCAGGCCATTCTTCTGCTCGTCGGTCATTGGTACAGCAACCGTGAAGCAGCGAGCGACAAGCCCGTAACGAACCTCCCTCTTGCTGTAGAAGCTTTGCTGGCTCCCTACAAGTGGACGGTGTAGCCATGAATACAGGACAGTTCAATCGCCGCATCTTGATTCAAGCGCCTTCCACCACACAGGATGATGCTGGGCAACCGATCAACACATGGACGGACGTAGTCAATACGTGGGCAAACATCCGTACAGCCAGCAGCAAGGAAGTCTACGTAGCACAGGGATTCGTGTCGGTTCTCACCCACGTCATTACCATTCGCTACAACCCTTCGATTGCCATCAGCGTGGATATGCGTGTTGTGTACTGCGACCGTGTCTTTTTGATTCAGGCAGTAAACGATCCAGATGAGAGCCGTGTAGTTCGACAGCTTCTGTGTAAAGAGGTGGACACGAATGCTTGAGTCCGGCCTCATCTCTCTTCTTAAAGCGAATGCAGGAGTCTCCTCTCTGGTCGCTACACGCATGTATCCGGTTCTGCTTCCTGACAAGTCAACTTTGCCTGCGGTCACGTATAGAACCCTGTCTTCTCTGCCCACGTACACCTTGACAGGCGCACTAGGCATGACCACAAACCGTATTGAATACACGGCTTGGGCAACTTCCTACCTGACCGCTAAAGCCATCATCGAAGCCATCGTCGAAGCCTTGGACAACTACACCGGCACTCTGGCAGACGGCACGTTCGTATCACGCATCTGGCGAACTGGTTCAGCCGTTGACAGCTTCGAAGCCGAGGGCAATCTCTACACCTGTTCTATCGACTTCCGCATTACCTACACCGAGTAATCCCCACTCCCCTACACCCCTTCAGCAACACCCCCTGCTCCTCTGAGTGGGGCGAACTCACTTGTCTCTCCGAGGAATTCCCATGTCTACTCCCACTACCTACCTTCTGGGTGCAGGTGCTGCGCTCTCCTGTGCCACCACCAGCGGCGGAACATTCACCGCCATCAACCAGCTCAAGCAGATCAGCTTCACTGCCGCAAAGCCTGACTATATTGACCTCACCAATCTGGGTTCCCCTGCGTATGCCACTGGTGCTCCTGTTGTGAAGGAAGTGGCTCCCGGAGCAATCGACCCAGGAACCGCTGCTATCACAGGCATTCTTGCCCCAGCTGGTGACCCTGGACAAACAGCCGTCTCAGCAGCTTTCGGTACTCAAACCAAGCTCTATTGGAAGTTACAGTTTGCCCCAGCCGCTGGTCAGACGGTCGGTGCATTACGGGAGTTTGCAGGCTACGTGAGCGAACAGCCCACTATGGATGCCCAAACCAATGAAGCTGTTTCTTTCAACTTCGGGATCAAGCTGACTGGAGTCATCACGGATACCGCAGGTAGCTAATTATGTCCAATCATGTTTCCGGCATAGCTGGTAAAGACCCGCTTCTCCCCGATGTCAAGCTCGATATCGGTGGAAAGGTGAGACAGCTTGTATTCGACTTCAACGCCATCTGTACTGTCACCTCCATCACTGGCATCAACCTTCTTGAAGCCTCTGTAGGGGTGACAGATGCCCCCTCCATGCGTGCCCTGCTCTTTGCTTCCTTGCTCCACAACGACCCTGACCTGACATTAGAAGAGGTCGGTTCATGGATCACGATGAAGAACATTGTTCATGTGAAGCAAGCCCTCCTTACCGCATGGTTTTTATCCATAGAAGTAGACAAGAGTGATGAGGATGCAGGCTTGGGGGAAGTGCAGGCTCAGGCGTAGCCCTGAGCCTGAATGAACTATGGGTACGTGCTCGCATCGACCTACAACTTCGAGATGCAGAGTTTTGGTCAATGACCCCTGCCATGCTCTTCCGCTTGTTTGTTCGTCTTCAAGCGGTTCGCATTGCTGACTACATCCATCGTGAAATGTGTAGTGGCCTCACCACCTCAGCAATCCTGAACTCGTCCTTCTCGCCACCAGAGAAGCCTGTTCCGTGGACTGATTTTGCTCCCAACTATAACGCCGACAAAAAGACACGACCAGCAGAGTTGAGTGAAGCACAAAAGCAACTCATTTCAGAGCACAACATCCGTGCTCTTCAACTCGCAGCAGAGATGAAGGCAGAGGCAGAACTTGAACGACATTCAAGAACTACGGAACCGCTTGGACAAGTTGAAGCATGATGCCTTCGTTGCAGCCGAACGCAAAGCCCTGCGAGCGACTGGCAAAGTCATCCTTGAAGCTGTCACAGAAGTCTGTCCTATCCAAGCTGGTGAACCAGAAGGCTTGCTCAAACCCGGCGAGTTGAAAGCTAGCTTTCGTGCCTACGTCCATATAGTCAACGATATAGGCATCGCAGAAGGTAAAGCCGACGACGTAACGGTTACCCCCAGCACTACAGTCTGCAAAAACGTTGCTCATTGGGTGGAGCGTGGTCATGCAGGAAGAACACCTGATAGCAAACGAACCAAACCCCATCCATTTATCCGTCCTGCTCAAGACTCAATCGAGGCACAAGCCAAAGAGACGTATACAGCGGTCATGACAGAAGAGATTAAGAAGGCATTCCATGGGCAGTAGCAACGACGCAATAAGTATTGTCTTTTCTTCCGAAACTGGTGGCTTTATTGCCAACGTCGAGGGGATGGATGCTGCGCTTGCGAAAACACAGCAGTCAGTTGCCGACGCCAAGAATGCCCTGATTGCTTTCGGTCAGGATGCCACCAATGCGGCACAGAAGTCAGGTGCCTCCCAACAACAGCTTGCAGCGATCCAGCAGCGTGTAGCCAAGCAGGTTGCAGGTGTCACCGAAGAAAATGCAAACCGCATTATCAATTCGCTAGAACGTCAGCGCCAGAAAGCTCTGCAAGTTTCTGAGGCGATGGTGGCTGTACAGACTGCCATCAAGGTTCAGGGCTCTTCCGACCTCTTTGCTTCCTTCATCTCCGGTGGTGGAGGTCTAGAGCAAGGTGCCGAAGCTATTGCTGAGGTAGGTGAAGCTGCTGACCATTCAGCCACTCGTGTCCAGAAAGCCTCTGCCTCCATTCGCTTATTTGAAGGTGACCTGACCCGCAACATTCGTGCTGCTGAAGCCTTCGTCTCGCAGTTCGAAGCCCTGCAAGGCATCATGTCGGCAGGCTTCCAGATTGCTGGTGTTGTGGCCATTGGTTATGCCCTATATGAAATGGGCGAGAAGGCATACCACGCCTATCAGAACGTCGTTGGTTTGAAGGGTGCCATCGAAGGGTTGAACCAAGTTCAAATCACTGTAGACAAGAAGGTGGCCTCCCTAGAAGACGCCACCGAGTCCCATGTAGAAGACATCCTGACCAAGAACAGCGGACGCACAGCCGGGCTGAACCAAAAGTTCGCCTACCAGTCCCATAAAGGCATCGACCTCAGCGACTACTTCTATAACGACGCTTTCAAGAAGCTGCCAGATGATGTGAAAGGCAACTACGAGAACCTGTACAAGAACGTTGCTCCCACTGACATTCCTGCACGTCTTTCGAAGATTACGGCAGAGGTCAACAAGCTCACCGACGCACTCAGCTTCAACAAACAGGCACTCTTCGGAGAAGCTGTTACCAAGGTTGGGGACTTCGGTGCCAATGATAGCCGTGACCCAACAGCCTATATCCAAGCGCGTCTAACCGCTGCAAAACAGATTCAGGCTCAACTCCAAGCAGCCAGCGACAATCGTGCAGCGGCACTCGATGCCCTCTCTGCCGACAGGGACGAATCGCAGAAGACGGAACAGGACAAAGCTGCACGTCTCTCTTCAGAAGCCATGCGGAAGGCCAATGCCGAACGCCTGAAAGCAATGGAGGAGTACATCAACCAGTGGAAGCTTCTCACCCCTGTCAGCCAGAAGGCCATCTTCGATTATTGGGAGGTGCAGAAGTCTGTCTTCTCATCTGGTTCTGCGGAGTACAACGCCATCGTCGCCAAGCAAGCAACTCTCGCAGAAGAGGGTGCTCGAAAAACGACAGAGGCCATACAGAAGTACAAGGATTCTCAAAAAGATTCCGGCGATGCGTGGAAGCTCGACAAGCAGTTCAACATCTACGGCAACAACGCTGAATCTTCACGTTCGCTCTCTCGTTCCCAGTCTGCATACCAGCTTGAATCAGACAACAACGCCGCTTCTATCGAAAAGACAAGGGTTGAGATTGCCCTCTCTACAGGTGCAATATCGCAACTCGAAGCCCAACAGAGGCTTGCTGCCATCTCATCCAAGCTACATACCGGCCGGCTAGCCGACCTGAACAAACAGTTGGAAGACCTGAAACAAAATAGCTCCTACAATCCTGCCACTGGTACATGGGGTTCGGACAAGGATGCAAAACAGGCTCTGGAGTTGCAAGGTCAGATTGACAAGGAGACGACCTCCACCCAAACCGATGCTATGCAGTCACAAGCCAAGATTGCGGCTGCTACGTGGTCAGGCGCCCTGAAGAATGCCAATGCAGAGTGGGTGCAGTCTTCACAGAACTCAGCACAGCAAGTCACAGCTATCTACAAGACTGCCCTGAATGGCCTGAACTCTACTCTTGCCGACTTGCTCACAGGACAGAAGGCCAACTGGTCATCGTTCTTCACCGGACTGGCCAAGGAGCTTGAAAACTTTGCCTTACAGAAGGCAGAAGGTTCGTTGTTGAGCAAGGTAGGAGGAAACAGTACCTCGGCTGCTGAGGGTGGCTTCCTCGACAAGGTTGGGAGTTGGTTTTCAGGTCTCTTTGGTGGAGGAAGAGCTATCGGCGGAGATGTCACACCTGGACACTTCTACCGTGTGAACGAAAGCGGACAAGAATACTTTGCGCCTGCTGTTGCTGGTGTGATGAAGTCGGCTGGTTCTGCTGTTTCCAGCATGAATGGTGCTGCCACTTACGTCATCAACGTCGCCAACGGTGTGACCCCAGAGCAAATGAATACGCACGTTCGCTCCGCTCTCTCTGCGTACCACACGACCGTCATGCCACACGGTGCTGTCTCGGCTGTTCAGAACGCCAAAGCACGCAACCAGATGAAGTAGTTCCCTCCCCACTCCTACAACCCGGCCTCCGTTCCCTGCGGAGGTCTGAGGACTTCCCATGCCTACAGGCTTTACGACAGTATCGGCATCCCACTTGCAGGATGCCACCGGCACCGCCATCACGAATGCCACCATCAGCTTCACTCCAGCTGATAACTACGGCAACTCCATTCCGTATCGTTCGGCAGACGGTCAGGTCATCTCAACAGCCGTCACAGCAACAGTGACCAATGGTGCTTTCACGATCCAGCTGGCAGACTCCACCACAACCGAACCTGTGAATGTCGGTTATCGCGTGAAGGTGGTGGACAACCTCACCGGCAAAGTTCTGCTTGGCGGTGGTGGAGGGTATCTTTGCTTTCAGCCGTCTGGCGATACCTATGACTTCGACACCTACGAGCCGAACGTACCTGGGCAGGCCATTGTGCAGACTGGTGCCAAGGGAGACAAGGGCGATACTGGTGCCACAGGAGCTACGGGTGCCACAGGTGCATCCCTCACTACCGTCCCCGGTGCCATCCTGATTGAGTACGCTTCCGGCCTGCCAACCTTCGATGATTCAGCACTGGCCGATGGCGCTCAGGTCATGGCCGGTGCAGCAACCTCGAATACTCCTCAAGGTGGTGGCCTCTTCACACTCTCACGCACCTCAACCACCGACACCAACAATGCAACCATCTACCCAACCCATTCCGGTACGGGACGCTGGATTCGTCAGTTTGACGGTGCTGTTGATATCCGCTGGTTTGGTGCAGTTCCTGACGGCAACACAGACATGCACGATGCGTGGGCTGCGGCTGACGCCTATGCCTATGCAAACGGCTTGGCGGTCTATATTCCTTCCTGCGTTGTTCCCATCTCCGCTGGCTGGGTGTTGAAGACGAAGATCACTCTGCAAGCCCCACGTACGTTTGGTGACGTGGGCGACAGCTACGGCGTCGGCACTCGCATCACCTGGAATCCCGCCTCCTTCACAGACTTCGATGCAGCCATCACCATCA